GCTGCTATTGAAGCATCTCCACTAACATCTGCATACATCTCATTTCTTAAGTTAGCAAATGTAATCTTTTTTAAGGTACCATTATCAGATACTGCAAAATGATCTTGCGAATCATGTAGTCCTGAAGTTATTGCTGTAGAAATACCACCAATATCCATAGCTATTGTTGCACTATTATCAGTAACTCCAGAAGCTATTGTTCCAGATATACCATTACCATATGTCAAATCAGACAATAATGGTAAATGAACAGTAGTTGCTGCACTATCAGCTTGATCATCTGCTGTAATTCTACCAACAAATAATTGACTGTCGTTATTTTGAAGTGCTAATTCACCATAATGCAACCCAGAAGGTAGTGTAGTTGCATCAAAGTTTGAGCTAGCATTTCTTTTAATCTTAATTCTATTACTCATATCTTACCCCTTTTATATAAATGTTCCACCATTTATGTCGTTGTCGTCTATCCACTTACCTGATGCTGCATCATATTTTAACACTGCTCCATTAGCAGGTGTTGTGATGTTTGTATCAGTTAATTCTGCAACGGTATCTTCTCCAAAATTATCAGCATCTGTAATAATTACATCAGCTGTACCGTTATCAATTTTTAATTTATTATCATCATAAAAAACTAATTTTTTATATACATCTTTAATTTTATTTGGTCCTGTTAATGTTCCACCCATTATGTTGTCACTCCTATATCATTATATGTTGGTTCACTTACTACTCCTACATCACTATAACTAGCATCAGATGGTACTGATATATTGGAAAAAGTAGCTGAACTAACTGATATGTTAGTAAAAGTTCTATCTGTAGGTATTGCAACATTAGATAATGAAATGTCTAACGGTATATTTACATCTGCAAAATTACCATCAGTGTTATCATTAAAGTGTTGAAATAGCTCACTAAAACCTCTGTTAATATCACTTAATGCAGCTAAACCAAAATTTCCTTTTTTCCACGTATTAGCCATTATTTCTTAATCTTTTTTATTTTACCGTTATGAGTTCTAGCAAACTTATGCGTTTTAGTTTCTCTTATTAGAGTACCTTTATAAGTCTTACCTCCCCATTTCCAGCTTACAGTTTTAGCCATTATTTAACCTTCTTTAAGTCTATCTTCATATTAGAAGATTTATTTTTTACATTAGATCTATCGGGCATACCAGCTACTGGAGCTAATCCAGCTACAGTTTTAGGTTTTTTTCCACGTTGTATCTTCCATCCATCTGTCAAAACTTTCTCTTTTCCTTTTAAACTAAGTTTTTCCATAGCTTGATGAGATTTATTATTAGGATTCTTCCATGCTTTATTACTCATGGCTTCACGTCCTCCACCTACACTAGAGTTAGACCTATAAAATTGTTTACCATCTCCGTATTTCTTTGCAGTAGCATCCATTTTTTTATGTAAATATTTAGTTTCTTTTGGAACCTTCAATGGCCAATTCTTCTCTAATCTTCCCATCGGAGAAGTCTCTTTTAAATAATCTCTTTTTTGTTTTAAGTTCTTAAAAGAATTTAATCCATCTTTTTTCTTGCTTTTTAGTTTTTTAACTACACTTTTAAGTCCTTTACCTGCTAATCTTAATGCTTTTAATGCTAATGGGTTTGCCATTGTTCCTCCTAGTAATTATGTTGTTTAACTGTAGTAGCTCCAGAAACTCTACCTCTACTCTTAAATGTTTTTGCTTCTTTAATTCCTCTTTCAAATTTATTTTCAAAATACATAGCTTGACTTAAACCATCTTGAGTTTGTTCATAACCTAACTGAATAGCTTTGTCTACTAAATATTGATGAAACTGTGTAGGCAATTCACTTTGTTCTGTCATTGCACTAGCACCTGCATCTAAGGTATTAAAATGATCTGCTTTCTTATGATAAAACAATGTAACAGTTTTAACTGTAGTAGGAGATGCAAATTGGTCTTTTGCTTCATTCATAGGGTCATGTAAAGAAATACCAATAGAATCTCTTTCTATCCACCATACCCATTGTTTTGTAGTTCTGTCGTATATTGTATTATAGTTTGGCATATTAGCACTTCCACTTTCTTAATGATTTATTAATTCTTGAATTAGGGTCATTCTGTTTTTTAGCTCCAGTAAGTTTTTTCTTCATACCTCTCATACGTGCACAGAAAGAATTCTTTCTAGATCCACCTTCTGGTTGAGGAGCTTTTAAATTTCCTCCAGTTTTTTTATTGTACGAAGCTCTACCCTTAGCGTTTAATCCCCCGCTAGGGTTTTTACCTTCTTTTCTTTGCCATGCTGGTGATTTAGCCATTATGTTAAGTCCCTATATTCTGGTCTGCCCATCAACCTATTAATCTTAATTGTATTACCATCATCATCTACTATGTCTACACTTTTAATTTCTAAAATACTTTCTTTTAATCCATAATATCTTTGATCTGCAACGGTATCAAATTGTGTTGCTTCATCTAGTACTAAAGTTCTAGAACAAAACTCATCAGAAGCTTCATTCAATAAATGAATAATTTCATTACTACCTAAATCTGGATGATGTTTCCTAACTAACTCTATCATCTGCTGAAGTTTCATATTCTTTTTCCTCTGTTTGTGGTTGCATTATATATAAACTTAAAAAAGCACTAAGATCTCCTGTTACGGCATCTAATTGTTTTGAATACCAATCATAGTCAGCCATTTTAGAATTTAATTCATTTGCATAAAGTTCAACTCTACCCATGTAATCTTGTATTTCTTGTGCTTCACTTTCACTTACCATCTTAGCTGCTTCTATTTTTTGTTGTAAGTCTGTAGTGTATATAGATAATTCTTTATTATATTCATTCAATTCATTTTCTACATCTATAGCATACTGTTGTAATAGCTGTTGTTGTTTTCCTAATGCTACTTGTGCCATTTCTGGATCTTCGTCTGCTATAAAATCATCTACACCAAAGTCTGCTTCTGTTCCAGATGTAGTATCCGTAGCTGATAACGTTCCGTAATTTGTAGTTAATGTAGGTTTATTGTAATCTGGTGCTGTAGTTAAGTCAGCCAATGTCGTATCATTTAATGTTACTACTGTTGGCACTGTTGGTAAAGTTACATTAGCCATCATTAATCTCAATAATTCTTTACAAGCATATAAAATAACACCTCTTTCTAACTCTTCTGGAAAGTTTGTAATAGTTGTATCACCCAATCCTACTGAAGTATCTGGTGTTATATTATAAACTATAGCAGGTTGTGCGTCAGATGGAGTAGGTATAACATTTAAAGTATTATTACTTACATACCATTTAGGGTCTAGCTTACTTGTATAGTATAAACTATTTACATCTGTATAATCAGGCACTTTAGCTAATGGTACTTGTAATGCTTCTCTATGACGAGTTGCATCTGATCTAGTTACATTAACTACTTTTAATACAGAACCTAATGATAATGTAGTAGGACTTGAGTCTAAAGTAGTTGCTGTTGTAAGTCTATCAGCCATATCTTCATTAATCATAACATACTTAGTTACAAATTTTACTCCTTCTGCTAAATACAAAGGAGCTTGAGATGTGTAATCTGGATTATCTATATCACCAACTATTGCTTCTATTTCTGTTTTAAAACTCATTTACTTTTTACCTTATTTTTGATAACGTTTTTTTCTTGCTTTATTTTTCTTAGACTGTGAACGTCCCTTTAAAGGACTAGCAGCTGTTTTATACAAAGAATATAAACCTGCTTGTGTTACTGTCTGAGAATTAGAACCTACAACTTGCATTACATTTTTGTCACCTCTTACTGGCTTTGATACAAATCTAGAAATTTTAGCACCTCTAGTCATCTTATCTCCTGGACGTTTTAAATGTGCTGCAGTAGGATTTTTAACTACTTTTCTTTTAGGTACAACTCTTTTAGGAACCTTTACTAACTTAGGAACAACTTTCTTCTTAACTTTGCTTCCTTTTTTTATTGCATCATTAAATTTAATAGCTGCATCTTGTGCTTTTATAGATTTTTTAGTGTGTCCTCTATTTAGATTAAACTTCTCAGCTGCATCTTTTGCTTTTACAGATGATTTTGTATAGTAAGTACTACCTTTTTTAGTAATAGTATTTAATTTTTTATTAGCAAGCTTAGTGCCTTTTTTGACACCACTATCAACCTTTTTATACGTATCTCCTAATTTAGCTGCACCCTTTTTTACATGCGGTTTTGCCATTTTATAAGCTTTTTTCGCAGTGCTTTTAAGTCCTTTTTTTAAAATTCTTGATCCTACTACCCTTGCCGCATTTAATGCTACTGCTACGAATGGTATTGCCATAACTCTCTCCCTTTATAATGGGGGGATATATTTCAATCCCCCCGTTTATGTTAACTAAATTGCAATACAGTATGTGTTTCTGGTAAAGAAATTTCTAGACCTGCTTCTGTAAGAACCATGTCTTTTCTTCCGTCAACGTTTCTGTTTTGTACATTAGTGATGATCTGAGTATCACGTGATACGCCGTTACCCATTAAAGGACGGTATGCCACGTTATTTAAATCGATCATAATTGCTGTGTTTTCATGAATGCCTCTAAATAGCGGTTCCATAATAAAATTAAGGTTACCGTAAATAGTTGATACTCTTGTTACAGCATGTCCGAAGTTACCTTGTACATTCTGAATGTCTAAGCCACTTCCAACTTGACTGTTTAAAGCCATTGTATTACCTAAGAATGAAGAACCACCAAGTTTATTCAACCATGATAATACTTTTCTTGAAGCTAATACTAGTTTCTCACCACTGTTTCCAGATTCTGGTGCGAACACATCTTCCATAGAATCAATAAAGTGATCGTATGTTGCTGAAGAATATTGGAAAGTTTTTACTTTACCGTATGCTTCAGTGTAAGGTACGATACCCCATGTTCTACGTACTGGACCAGTTGCTGAAGAATCATCTGTTCCTACACCAAATAACATTGCATGTTCAAGATCCATCTTATGTTCCATAAGTTTTTCTTGATACACACGCATGTATTCGTTAGAAATTCCACGATATCTTGTAGCTAGAGCTGTACCAGAGAATAGAGGTACTGCAGTTTTAAAGATCTGACAGTATCCTTCTCTATTGTAAAACTCGTCACTCCAACCTTCTGGGTCAGTTCCACCTTCAGCAAATGCTGAACCTACTACTTGACCTTTGACGTTATCGTCAAAACGTAGCTTAGAAGCACTTACAGGTGTTTGAATACCTGCAGTTGCTGCTGTTGCACCGTCTGCGGTTCTAGTTGGTTTAAGCATAAGCTTAAGGAAAGTAGCTGCTGTAATTTTAGCTTTAGCTGCATCTACTGCTTCTACTGTGTCGATCTTGTAATATGCGATTGCTCCTACGTCACTTCCGTCTGAACCGTCAGCGTCGTATTCACATTCTATTGCAACAATTTGCCCCACAAGTAAGAACTCAGGTGCTACTGCTGTTGATACCTCTCTACCAAATTTGTCATACAAACAATCTACATAGAAGTTATCTCCTGTTACAATTGCAAAAGCATCGGTACCGTAGTCGCCGATAACTTTAGCTGCTTGTAATTGGAAATTACGTCTCTGCCATTGATGTCTCTGTTCTAAAAACTTAAAGACGGGATCGTCAGTAGGTTTTTTTGCAACAGATGACAAATAAGAAAAGAAAGGTGATTGTTGGGGTGCTAATTCAGCTACTCTTTCACCGAAATTAAAAATTCGTCTATCGACGTTTATCGATGTTCCTTGAACAGCTTCCCCTGGATTTATACTATATATGTTAGCCATCTTATTTCACTTCTCCTAGTTAAAATGGATTCTTTTTATTAAATGATCCTATCATTGAATCCATCATTTTATCTTCTGATTTTTTAGATGACTGCATATTGACTCCAGCCTTAATCCCTATAGGTTTAGGTATTGACAGTTTTGACTTTTGCTGCATCATATTAGCTTGTTTTTGCAAAGCTGCATCATTAACCTGTGTAATCGTTTGATTACTTGTATCAGGTGCTTGATTAATCTTGTGCAATTTAACTAAATTGTCCAAAGACATTGATTCAGGTGCTGTCATTTTTACTAAGAAGTCATTAGCTGAAGCTTGATCGTATCCATAATTACGTTGTAAGTCAGAAACTAATTGAGCTTCTTGAGCTTGTTTCTTAGTCTGTACTTCCATTTTACGTATAGATTCAATACGTTGTTCTTCTAATGACGAAGTATACTCTGTCATTTCTTCCATGTATTCAGTTGATTTAGCTAAATACTTGGCACTTTTACTATCGGGGTCGGCTATTGCCTCGGAATGATCAAAGTTAGCAGGCTTAATAGGTTTAACAGGTCTTTCAATAACCGTTTCCTTTGAAGCTGTATTTACTTCAGCAGTCTTAGGTGATTGAATAGCTTTCATCATTTCTGACATTTGGCTTTTCAACGTCTCTACTTCTACTGCTTTTTTATCTGCTTGACTTTGCCAGTACTGAAACTGGTTTGCGTCTTCCTTTGGGTCAGTACTAGTTTGAACTTCAGCTGTTTCATTTGTAGCTACATTATTAGATTCTCCAGTTTGGAATGCGAAATCCCCTGAATTATCTCCAAATATATCATCAAAAATGTCATCTTCTGGTGATTGATTCACTGCAGTCTCTTGCGATTCAATAACCTGTTCTTGTTCTACTTCTACTGCCTGTACTTGATCTTGAGTATCACTCATTGTTTTCTCCTAACTCTAACTCTCCTTCTTTTTGAACTTGATTTGCGGAGTTTATTAGATTTGTTTCAACGTCGGCAAGACGTGTTTGATACATCGTAGTTGCCGCTTCAGCTCTGTTTTTGACTTTGTCTAAACCAGAACTAAATTTTTCTACCTCTAAACGTTTCTTAGCATGTAACTCTTCACGTGAAGCGGTTTGTAAGTCTCCTTTGACTTTCTTTAATTCTTCTTCCATAGCTTGCATTTGTTGTTGCATTTGTTTCATTTGACCAGAACGCTCTAGTACACCTTCTACGTCTACTAATTCTGATTTCTTTAACACTTCAACTTGATCAATCAATCCAGCTTGGTACATTTCTTGGTAAGTAGCTAATAACGCCATTCTATTTGTAGGTAATGTAGATCCAGCTACTACTTTTACATCATAATTACCAACACCTACATCGTGAAACTTTTTCACTGTGCCAGTTTCCATTTCTTTATAAAAATTAAATCTTTCTTCTTTTTCAGTTCCATTAGGTTGTACAAGTCTAATAACCTTTTCTTCTGTATATAGTTGTTGCATTAAAGGTATTGCAACTTTTGCTACTTGATTTAAAAAGTTTTCTACGTCATCTCTTCTTGATTTAATACGTCTTTGTCCAAATTCATCTACAACAAGTGTTCCTCTGTAAGTAGATGGTGCATTTGCAGTACTTCCTTGCATTAACTCAAAAATACCAAAGCCATATTCTAAGTCATACTTAGCATCGGCTTCATTTTTATACAATTCGTTGGGAAGAGGTACTGGACCTGCCACAATAGGTGCACCTAATTCGGCATCAAACTCAATAACACTGGTCCCCGCTCTTCCCCATTCTTCTTCTATCATACGAATATCTGCCGAACCTCTAGGTATCAACAGTTTTACATTAGTACTAGTAGAAGCATGTGCGATAATTAATGATCTAATTTTATTAATATATTCTTGTAAAGGTCTAAATAAACGTACATCTGACTCTGGATAAGGGTTTCTGTGATGTATATTCATTAATGGTATAATTGGATACTCTTCTACTGGTAATATTCTTTGATACAGTAAATTATCTCCAACAGATACGTTCATAGAGACACAACATTTTTCTATTTCATTAGATACAATCTTTTCTAATCCAATTAATTCACCCACTGTTGTAGGGACTAAAGTAGTTGTACTACCTGGTATACCGTCTTCATCTTCCATACCAGGAACTTTAATAGGGTCTTGAGGTATAATATTGCCTTCTTCGTCTATTTCTGGTTCAGGTAACTCAAAATGGAACATTACTCCAACATCTTCAATAACTCTAAACATTTCCTCTACAGCATCTGGGTCTGATATAATAACTTCTTCACCAGTAATCTTTCTAAGTCTAATATAATACTTAGATGTATAATCCATGTACTCATCTTCTGTAAATAAAAACTCTTCATAACTAAAAGGTTCAAATACGTTGTAGTATGAATGAAGTTCTTTAGTATATCTTTCTATAAACTTTCTTTTTGTGTGATAAGTATTATCATCATCACCTTTAAATATCTGACCTTCTGTTGCTGCTAAGTCAGTAGTAGGATAATCTTCGTTATCTGATTGATGAGACGATGAATCTTCTATTATATCCATAAAATCAGGATATAACTGCATTGCTTGTTCATCTGTTAAATTTTTTGCTACTAGTATGTGTGCAGCATCTCTTCCATATATATCTTTTGAATTAGGGTCAATATACACATCTAAAGGATTTATAGACTTTATATAAACCTCTC